CCCAACAAGACTACACAGGGTCGTCCTAGCCAGTTCTGGTTTGATCGGCAGATTAGCCCTGTAATTAATCTGTGGGCTGTTCCGGAGAACTCTACGGATCAAATCATTTACTATTATGTGCAGCGGATTGAGGACGCAGACACTCTGGTCAACACCACGGACATGCCGTTTAGGTTTTACCCTTGTATGGTTGCGGGTTTGGCTTATTACATTTCGATGAAACGAGCTCCAGACAGGATCCAGCTTTTAAAGTCTGTGTATGAGGAAGAGTTCCAACGTGCAGCAGATGAAGACGAGGATCGTGTTCCGTTGAAGTTGCAGCCTAGTATTCAGTATCTGAGGGTGTAATGGCATACGCTTCGGGCAAACACGCATGGGGAATATCGGACAGATCGGGCCGTCGTTACCGTCTTCGAGAGATGAAGGTGGAGTGGACAGGTGCGAAGGTTGGCCCTGATGAGTTTGAGCCCAAGCATCCTCAGTTGTTTCCTCCGAAGGCGTCACCGGATCCGCAAGCGTTGCGTAATCCTCGCCCGGAAGGCGGGTTGCCCGAGCAAAGGGCTACACAATATGGGTGGAATCCTGTAGGGTTTAACGAGATTGAGGGTCTTTCGCCTCCCAATAACTTGGTGGCTATAGGTTCGGTGGGCACAGTGACGGTGACGACATGACGATGACATATGGTGAACTGAAGCAGGCCATTCAGGACTATACGGAAAACGATGAGACAACGTTTGTAAATAACTTACCGTTGTTTATCAGGCTGGCGGAGGAGCGCATACTAAAAAGTGTGCAGTTAAATCTGTTCCAGAAAAACCAGTTTGGCACCATGACCACTGGCAATCAATACTTGGCTGCGCCGTCTGATTTTCTTGCTCCCTTTTCGTTGAGTATTGATGTAAGCGGTGATGCAGAGTTTTTATTGTTTAAGGATTTAGACTTTGTCCAGACATACACCCCGGACCCAACGACAACGGGACAGCCGAAATACTACGCACAATTTGACGTTGATAACTTTATTTTGGCTCCAACTCCTGACGCTAACTACACTGTGGACATACACTATTTGTATCGACCAACTTCGTTAACGGCGGGAGCGGATAGCGGAACCAGTTGGTTGAGTACAAATGCTGAGATTTCTTTACTATATGCTTCGTTAATTGAGGCGTATACGTTTATGAAGGGCGACCCGAACCTTATGCAGATGTATAACCAACGGTATATGGAAGGCATTTCTCGCTTGAAGAATTTGGGCGAGGCGCAAGAAACAATCGACGAATACCGCTATGGTGCTATTCGAAAACCGAGAACGTAAGGAGACTTTTAAATGGCTTTCACAGGAAACTTCTTGTGCACCTCTTTCAAGAAAGAAGTTCTTGAAGGTCTGCACGATTTTAACGTAGGCGCAAATACTTATAAACTTGCGCTGTATGATAACAACGCCTCGTTTACAGCGGCGACCACTGTATATACTGCAACGAATGAAATTAGCGGCACAGGTTATTCTGCTGGTGGCGGGACATTGACCAACATTGATCCGACTACAAGCGGAACAACGGCGTTTATTGATTTTGCTGATTTAACGTTTAGTACAGCAACGATCACTGCTCGTGGCGCGTTGATTTATAATTCAACGAACGGCAACCGCGCAGTTTGCGTGTTGGATTTTGGTGCGGATAAAACGTCAACAGCAGGGGACTTTACGATTGTGTTCCCAACAGCAGACGCAAGTAACGCCATTGTTCGGATAGCCTAATGGCTGATATCATCGTTCCAATCGGCGGTTGGTCCCGCTTTGGTTGGGGCGATATGCCATGGGGGCAGACGGACCTCCCCAAAGCCACGGGTAATGTTGGCTCTGTAACGGTTGTTGCAGAGGCGAATGTTCCTGTTACTGGCCTTGAGGCCACAAGCGCCGTGGGTGGCGTAACGGTCGTTGCGGAAGCGAATGTAACCCCAACTGGCGTAGAAGCTACAGGTGGCATAGGTTCTGTAACGGTTGTTGCGGATGCGAATGTAAGCGTAACAGGTTTAGCAGCTACAAGTTCGATTGGCTCGGTTACAGTCGAAGCGGATGCGATAATAACCATACCTAGCGGCCTGCAAAGCCAAGCCTTTGTGCATAGTGGGTATATACAAGTTGAAGCAGGGGCAAATGCTCCTGTTACTGGTTTGGGTTCTACAGGATCTGTAGGGTCCGTAACGATTGAGGTTAGAGCCTCGGTAGAGGTTACGGGCGTTGCAGGCACTGGCGCTGTTGGAACAGTTGTTGTCGATGCGGGTGCAGAGGTTCCTGTATCTGGTCTTTCTGCAACGGGCAGCGTGGGACGAGTTCTTGTTTGGGGTAGGATTGTTCCAAATCAAAATCCGAGTTATACTCCAGAAACACCATCTTCCACCCCAGCATGGAGTGACGAAACACCGTCTCAAACTCCGGGCTGGGATGACATAGCAGCATAGGAAAAAATTATGCCTAGTACATATACACTGAACAACGGTATTGAACTCATCGGCACAGGCGAACAGTCGGGCACATGGGGCGATACAACGAACACAAACTTTGAATTGCTGGATACCGCGCTTGACGGTCAGGTATCTGTAACGCTTGCAGCCACGGGGTCTTCTGGTTCTCCTAATACGCTGCCAATCAGCGATGGCGCGTCTTCTAATGGGCGGAATCGTTTGGTTATTTTTGGCGATGGCGGGGATTTGGGTGGCACTGCGTTTGTGCAGCTTACTCCGAATGACGCAGAAAAGATTATCTATGTGCGTAATAACCTAGCGGGTTCGCGCAGTATTTTGCTTTTCCAAGGCACATATAATGCAAGTAACGACTATGAGGTTCCTGCGGGTACGACTGCGGTTGTGTTCTTTAACGGCGCGGGAACTGGCGCGGTAGCGGCGAACGTCTTTAACAATGCGTACTTTGACAGCCTGCGCTTGGGCAGCGTGTCCGTGACCGCAATCCTAGACGAAGACAACATGGCGTCCGACAGCGCGACAGCTTTGGCAACACAACAGTCGATTAAGGCGTATGTAGATACACAGGTTGGTGCTAACAACGAACTGTCCGAGGTTCTAGCAAATGGCAACACGACAGGCGGTACGGACATCGCGGTATCGACGGGCGATGACATTACGTTTGCGGATAGCAGCAAAGCCATCTTCGGCGCTGGGTCTGACCTACAGATTTACCATGATGGGTCTAATAGTTATGTAAAGGATAATGGCACTGGCGATTTGTACCTACAGGGTACAGCAAATGTGCGCATCACCAATACCAGTGGTCAAAAAATGTTTCTCGGTCAAGATGGCGGTGAGGCACAGCTATACTATAGTGGCCTTGAAAAACTCGCCACCACCGCCACAGGTATTGACGTAACAGGCACAGCCGTAACGGACGGTTTAACCGTAGCTGGCAACATGTCAGTCGATGGCGGCACAATCAAGCTGGACGGGAATTATCCTGTTGGTACGAATAACTTGGGTATGGGCAACAACTCGTTGAACGGAAGCCTTACGGGTACAGCCAACATTGCATACGGTTACAGCACATTAAACAGTTTAACTTCTGGTAATTATAATGTTGCTATTGGTGGTAACTCACAAGCGTCTACAACGACAGGCTCAAACAATATTTCTATGGGTTTTGCATCACTAGATGCAAATACGACTGGTGGAAGCAATACAGCATTAGGTTACTATACGCTATCTTCCAACACCACCGCATCTAACAACACGGCAGTGGGTTATGAGTCGTTATATGCAAATACTACTGGAACAGAAAATGTAGCTGTAGGTAAAGGTGCATTAGACGCTAACACTACCGCTAATAATAACACCGCACTTGGAACTAACGCCTTAACAACTAACACCACAGGCCAAGAAAATACAGCCGTTGGTAGTAATGCTTTAAATGATAGCACAACAGGCAATTACAACACATCCGTTGGCGTAAATGCTCTAGGTGATAATACAACAGGTGCATCTAATACAGCAGTTGGGCGACAGGCTCTTCGTAACAACACCACCGCAAGCAACAATACTGCTGTGGGGTATCAGGCGGGGTATAGTAATACTACTGGTAATCAAGTTGCCGCTTTTGGTTACTTAGCATTAAACAGCGCCACGACTGGAAATAACAATGCCGCTTTTGGCTCTCAAGCACTGAGACGATTAACTACTTCTCAAGACAATACGGCACTTGGTACTGAGGCTTTGCGTGAAACAACTACGGGTAGTTTCAACACTGCTGTTGGTAGCGCATCTATGATCTTGAATACGACAGGAGCAAATAACACAGCGCTTGGATATTGGGCATTGTTCAACAACACCACCGCAAGTAACAATACTGCTGTGGGGTATCAGGCTCTATTTGATAACAGTACGGGCGCACAGAATACTGCATTTGGTCGTTTAGCATTAGCAAATAACACTACAGCATCTGAAAATGTTGCAATGGGTAGTGCATCGTTGCTGCAAAATTCCACAGGAGCATATAATACTGCTCTGGGTTCTGGTTCTCTCTACTCCAACACCACCGCATCCTACAACACCGCTGTTGGGTATGAGGCTGGATATAGTAATACTGTTACGGGTGGATTAACCGCCGTTGGTTATACAGCATTGCAAACAGCCAATGGTGTAGAAGAAGCTACGGCTGTTGGGTATCAGGCACTACAGTCGGCAACTACAGGCAACGGACACACGGCTGTTGGTTATAATGCCTTGGCATCTGTCACAACAAACGCTTTTTCAACCGCTGTTGGGCTACGATCTTTGCAAAGCGCATCAGGCACTAGAAACACGGCTCTTGGTGCTTATTCGGGTTATTCAACGACTAGCGGTGGGTATAATACAGCTATCGGGATGGAGGCCCTCTATTCCAACACCACCGCAAGCTACAACACCGCTGTTGGGTATGAGGCTTTATTTAGCTATGTATCTGGTTCAGGAGAAAACGTAGCCATTGGTGCGCAAGCCTTGCGTAGCCAAACTACTGGTTATGAGAATATAGCTATTGGTCG